TAGGTGTCGGTGATCGCCGTGGCGTTCCAAGTTCCAACCGTCAGTGTCCCAACCCCAGTGATCCCGGTGTATGAGCCGCTGATGTACGCAGAACCCACAGTACCAGAGGTGATCTGGTTGCCGTTGATTGCAATTGGAGTGGTCGCCGCCAAGGTCAATTGGCCCTGGGCGTTAACAGTGAAAGTTCCCACCGCAGATGCCGAGCCATACGCCCCAGCAGTCACCGCTGTGTTGGTGATGCTGAACTGCGTCCCCGTCAAAGTCAGACCAGTGCCAGCGGTATATGCGCCAGAGCCTGAGAACTGAATCCATGTCACTGGGCTTGTGCCGACAACAGTCACTGGGTCGGTCTGAACCCAGCCAGTGCTTGCGTACAGCGTACCGTTTGAGACAAATGTGAAATCCCCGCTTGCCATCTCGGCGGCAGTGTCAAAGTCGGTTGCACGGGTGAGAACTGTGCCGCCAGTCGCCCAGGTGTAGATGCCGTTGTTGGCTTGCGTGGCCTCGTTCTTCACGAGCACACGGTCGCCATTGAGTAGCGTGTAGCCATCCAAAGTGGTCAAGGCCACCGACAAAGTCAAGGTAGCCCCAACGCCAGCCGTGCCGTTGTTGTAGGTCACCGTCCCGCCAGTGATTGAGGCAAGCGTTCCGGGGGTTGCCGCCGCGCAAGCCTCATGGACATGAAGCCCCTCGGCCACCGCATCCACATACTGCTTGGTCGCCAACTGCAAAGCAGATGTCGGGTCTTGGGTCACCGCAACAGATGTCAGCCCACCCAGGGTCAGGCTTGAGCTTCCCAGGCTGATGGCAGTGGTTCCAACGGTCAGCGATGAGTTGGTCAGGGAGGCGTTACCAATGTTTGACAGGGTGTTGGTTGATCCGCTGATTGACTTGTTGGTCAGGGTCTGAGTCCCCGTCAGCGTGGCGACAGTCGAATCAATCGCAATGGTGACGGGGGCAGAGCCGTTGTAGCTCGTGCCCGTCAGGCCAGTGCCTATGGTCAAGGCGTTTGTGGCTGTGGCTGTGACCGTGATCGAGCCACCCAAAGACACTGCCGAGCCATTGATCGTCACCGAACTGTTGGTCAGTGATGCGTTGGGTATCGCTGTCAGGGTGTTTGTGGCCCCACTGATTGACTTGCCCGTCAGTGTTTGTGTTGCCGTGTTGGTGGTGACCGTGTCAGCCCCAACCGTGGCAGATGTCATGTTGAATGCCCCGCCCGTCACTGTTTTGCCAGTGAAGGTCAGCGCAGACGGCAGGCTCACAACCACCGCCCCAGTGCTTGGGGAGGCTGAAATCTCGTTGGCCGTGCCAGAAACTGAGGACACCCCGCCAATCACAGAAAACTCGGTCACCGATGTGATCTGGCCTTGGGCATTGACAATGATCTGAGGGATCAGAGTGGCCGAGCCATAAGTTCCAGATGTGACGCCAGTGTTGGCAATCGAGATCGTCCCCGTCGATGTGATCGGCCCACCCGTCAAGCCCGTCCCGGTGTTGATCAAAGTGACGCCGCCAGCCAAGGAGAACTGCCTCCAAGACCCTGCGGAGTACCCATCAAAGCTCGATGTGGTGGTATTGAACCTCATCTGCCCATCTGTCCCGGCAGGTTGCTGGACATCCGTGCCCTTGGGCAAGGTCACCCCGCCAGTACCCGGAAGGATGGGGTTGTCGGCCAACCCAATGGTTGGGTTTCCACCCGCCCCGTTGCCGTTGGTCACCGAGGTCTGATTTGCCGTTCCAGTGATGGTCACATAGTTGGCAATTGATCCAGACCCGGAAACAATGCCAGAACCCGTCAGGGAGGCCAGGGATTGGGCCATTCCGCTCAAGGCAAGGGTAGGGTTGCCTGCGATGCCATTGCCGTCTGTAACGGCCATTCCGTTGCCAGTGACGGCAATAGACCGGGCAGTCATCGTCCCACTGGCTGTGCTGACCGCAATCCCTGTCCCCATCGTGTTCAGGCTGGCCGCATTCCCGGTCATCGCCAGCACCAAGGTGGACTGAGCGCCGTTGTCGGTCAGGGTCAGGCCACTTGAGCCAGCCAAGCGGCGGGAGTTGTTGAGGGTCGGCTCTTGGTTGAGCGTCAGGAAAGTCTGCGTCTGAACGGGAGACCCAGCCAAGGCAGAAGCTGTCGTTTTTACCGTCTGGCCGTTTTGGACAATAGGCACAAGTTCCGTGCCCGTGATCGCCCCGGCGGTTGGTAGTTGGGTGATGGTCTGGTTTGCCATATCAGGGTTGGGTCTCTATGCCGTCAACATTGCCATTTTGCTCTGGGGTCATGGTATTTCCCTCAGTTGACACCACAAAATCTTGGTAGCCGCCAGTGACGATTGCACTGCTCTCCACGGCCACGCTCAAGTCTGGCCTGGGGTAGCGGATGGTGATCTTCTCGGTGCGCCTTGCAGGCAGGCGGTAGGGGTCTTTCTCGTCCCCGCACCCGCGCTCACACACAATCACGCCGGGGAGATTGGCGTCAGGGTGTGCCTCATCCTCTGGGCGCTTCATCTTGCATCGTCCGCAGATGAATATGCTCAGTGTCGAGTTGCCACGGGTGTCAAGGAATCTGGGCATGGATCACCTTGTATATACGCTGATGTTTGGGGCGTAGTAGATCGGCGATTTGTCGCGCTCCTCTTGCTCGGCGTCATAAAGGTACTTGTCGGCCATCTTCTCCAAATAACCGATGCGATCCACAGCAACGCCGGGGAGTTCCATGCCCATCCTGTGGGCCAGCATGGAAACTACCGCCTCGTACCATCTTTGGGGGATCTCAAGCTCATCAGTGAGCGCCCCGACATCCATCACTTGCCTGGAATACCACAAGGTCATCTGCACAAATGTGTCAGAGGGCACGGGCCACAGGTAAAGCGATGGCTTTGGCACGGTTCTGTCAAACCAGAACTGGAAAGGCTGGTTGGCAGTGAAGTTTTTGTTGGGCAGGTTGGTGTAGTCGTCCCGGTTCAGCCTTGCCATGGGGATTTCGGTGCTGTTGTTGCCGAAATACACCTCACGAACCACCAAAGTGGTGCTGTTGTAGGCCCGGACACGGTAATACTGCACCGTTTGACCAGCAACGATGTCAGTCCAGATCCACTCGTTGTTCACAACGGCGACAGATCCTAGGTCAACCAGGGTGCTCCAAGTTGTTCCGTCAGCGGAATACTCGTAAATGATCGACATCGTGCCAGTGGCCCCCGGCAAATAGCCAATCGAGCCAACATAGACGGTGTTGTTCGTGCCGTAGTTGACAGAAATGTTGCCGTTGGTCGATGTCTGGGTGCAAATCGTATCGACATTGCTGTCAAAGGCGTTGGCAACAGTGCCGCCTGCGCTCGATGCGTACCCGCCACCATCGTTGGGGGTGGGGCGGTTCATCTGCCGATACAGGGCTTGGAGCACATCTACCGACCCAAGGGGTAGCTCGTAGATGTACTTGTCCGCAGTCAGGCCCACAACCTCCTTGTTGATGGCCCAATACTGGATGCCACGGTTGGCAAGGTTGGACATCAGGAAGTACAGGCTTTCCCGAGCGGACAGTTGTTGCTCAGAGGTCAGTTCCTCGGCCAGCTTGCCGCATCGACGAGCGCCATGGTCGATCAATGTCTGCACATCGATGACCGTTGTTCCGATTGTTCCTGAGTACGCCATGTTTTTTCCTTACCAGCCGGGACAATTCCAGCGCTTCAACGATGCCTTTGCTCTTGGCGCGTCACCCTTGGAGTGCTCCACCACGCCGCTCATTCTGGCGCAGAAGGAGTCCTTGCGTGACCCGCCTTGAGGCTGTGGAGCCTTTAGGTTGGAGCCAGTCTCACGGTTGTACTTCGCACGACCTTTGGCCGTCAATCCAGCGCCCTTGGACACTGGAAGCTTTTCGCCACGGCCAACAGCCAGGGACACACCGCCATCCTTAAATTTCTTTTCTTCAAACAACTTTTCAACAATATTTATTCGTTGAGGTTTAGTTGTGACATTTTTGACAATGGCAAGCCGCTCAGATTTCTTCTTGGACGGTTCATAAAAACCAGCTTTTTTCAAAGACTTGGCTATTGATGCATTGTTTTTTGGCATGGTCAAAACCTGTACTTGGCTGTTTTTTGGGCAATCTTTTTGGGTTGCGCTACAAATTGTTTTCCTGCGGCTTTGCCTGCTCTTTTTGCTTTGGTTGTCGAAGCGTACTCAGCAGGGCTGAGACTTTTGATCGCAGACTCTGGAAGGTATCGCTCACCAGTTTCAGAAGATTTCTTGCCACTTTTGGTTCTCCAATTTTGATCGCCCCACGCCTTCAATGATTGCTGGGGCTTTTTAATCACGATAACCACCGCCTGCGGCTTTATATCGCTTGGCAACAAGTTGAGCTTTTCTTGCGCTCCATTGCCCCGCGCCCGTACCTTGCGTAGCCTCAGACTTAACGGCGGAAACAATACGCTTTCTAAGTTCGGGCTTGGTGTAATTGCCAGCGGCGTTTACGCCACCACCATCAGCCATGCGCTTGTCAGCGCGAACAAATTCCTTGCCGACCTTTTGAGGAATGCCAGTCTTTTTGGCAAAGGCGGGGTTATGAGCCACCGCCGTCATCAATTTGTGTTGGGCTGGTGATTTGCTTGGCATAATTAACCGTAAGATTTAACCATCTCAAGGACGATGGTATAGAAGTCACCAGCAGTAGCATCAGCAGTGCTGAACAATACATCACCAGTTACGCCAGCGCCTGCGTTGTTAGTCAAACCGCCGAACTTATCGAAATCCATCGTGTATTGAGAATTTTGTGGCACACACCAGCAAAATACATCTGCGGTTGCATCCCAATAAATCTGTACTTCCAAGCCATGCGTTGCGGCATGGATTTTTGTAATAGTTACGCCAGTGCAGGCTAAACCAGATGCACTTGATGTCAAAGCAGAAACATCCACCTTCAAAACTTTGCTTTCACCAGTACCGTCAGAAAGGTTGGTGAATTTCATGATTGCCATCCGCTCACCATCTAGGAGCGTTTGACTTGCGACTGCATCGGCCATGACTTATTCCTTAAATTAAAAGCGGGGGCCGAAGCCCCCACTCGTTTTCAACAAGCGCCACCGCCACGCTTTTTGGGCACTGGTGCAACCGTTACAGACTCTTTCGTCTTGGTCACACTCTCACCCTTGGGCATGAAGTAGTCCTTCGCTTTACCTGCAAGTTCCTTCACCATGCTTAGTGGATTCAATGCGTCTTCGAGTTCCATACTGTGCTTTTTAGAAGCGTCGTATGCACCTTTGGACATATCCACTGGCTTACCACCATCAGCCATCTTCTGGTACTTGCTGTACTTCAAGTTGGAGTCAGCCTTGGCCTGTTTCATGGCCGTAGCGTTCTCCGCCTTAAAGTTTGCTTGCAAGCGGCCTTCGGCAGGAGTTACCTTGCCACCGCTCTTGTATGTACCTGCAAGACGATTGATGCTTACTGGTGTTGGAGGCTTTTTAGAGCCTTGGGGCATCGCGACGGGTTTGCCTGAATCAACAGTACCCCCCGTCGCGTAGGCTTTTTTTGAGGCTTTTCCCCCCATTTT